TTCACCTAATGGTCTAGTAACTGAATTATCTTCTTGTTTTGTGTAAGTATATAAAGTTTCTATTGCTGGAGTATCTGCTGCATTTGTAATTGCAGTCTCCATTTCAGCACATTTTGTACGAACTGCGGCTCTGTGATTTGTAATGGCTGAAGGTACTGCTGTACCTGCATCTGCTTTTCTAGTTATGTACCAATCAGTATCTTGTAAAATTCCAGCAGCTTGTGCTTTAATTGCTCTAATTTTAATTGTTTTTAATCCTTCAATTTTAACTTCACCTTCAGTACCTAATCCATTACTTTCATCTTCTGCTGTGTATAAAGTATCAGCATGAGCTTTAGCTGTTGCGGAGCCATAGCTTGCTGTAATTTTTCCACCTGCAAAAGCAAATGATTGATTGGTATTGGTATACCATTGTTCATCTTTTTTATTGGTGTTATCAAATTCTACTTCATAAATACCAATGGCTTCTAGTTCTGACTTACTCCATAATTCAAATATTTTTCTTGAATGACGAGTATCGCCAATAACCATACCTCTTGGGTTATTTATAAGTTTTGTAATTGATCCGTCTTGTACTAATCCCCACATATTATCTCCTATTAACTCTCACTTAAATTCATTGTTCTACCAACTTCTTGCCAGATAGCACCATTGTATCTAAATACATGTATGTCTGTTTTCGCATCTGTTGCTGTTTCTGTTGGTTCTGTTGATGCCGCAAATTCAAAAACTGTATTCCAGCCAATCGTATGAGAACCATTATAGTTAATTTCTAAACAAATAAACGCACCCTCTACTGCATTACTTGGTGCAGAGAAAGTCGTATTTTCAGTTGTGATATGATATGCGTTTGGTTTATCAGAAGCATCCCAAGCAACTGCATTAGAAGAGGAAGTGATTGCTTGTTGAGCTACATTAGCGGCAGCACTAAAAGTAGCTATACCACCCGCTGACATATCTAAAGTTAAAGCTGTAACAGCAGATCCGCCATCATCCCCTTTAAATATAATATCTTTATCCTGAACACTGGCTGTAATTACGGCGTCACTTGAACTATTGGAAATATCTAAAATTGAAGTTCCTCCAGATTTAAATATTACATTATTACCAGCAGCATCTAGGATAATGTCGGCTGCTGCATCAACGGTTAAATTATTTGCTGAGATAACTAAATCAGTTCCATCCCCTTCAATTTTTTCACTCGCACCACCAAATTGAATTCCAACACTATTTGGAATAACAACATCAGTAGTCGCTGTAAGATTAATAGCTCCTCCTGAAGTAACTGTTAAGTCTGTGCTATCTCCTTCAATTTTTTCACCACTACCAAATGTGATTCCTACATTCGCAGGTATGACAACGTCTGCTACTGCAGTTAAATTAATGTTATTTCCTGCAATCGTTAAATCAGTTCCATCTCCTTCAATTTTCTCGCCATCATTACCGAAAGTCATTCCAACGCCAGAAGGAACGTTAATATCTGCTGTTGCTGTTAAATTAATATCGTTTCCAGATGCAAAGGTAAAATCAGTTCCATCCGAGGAAATATTTTCTCCGCCATCGTCATAGAAATAAAGTTTCCTATCATCGTTAATTCTCATGACTTCATTGCCGTCGTATTGTTGGAATACTAAGTCATCTGAATCAACACCAAGTTTTACAATTTGAACACCCGCTGTGCCATCCATATCTAAGGATAGCTGTAATGTTCCTGCGTCTTTAAATTCTACATTTCCACCAGCTGCATCAATAACAACGTCATCTCCTGAGTCAATTGTTACATCGGCTGATGTACTAGCATTTCCAATCGTAACGGCTGCATCACCTGCTGAAATATCATCTGCTGCTAAACTTGAAACTGATTGAGCAGTAAAAGTTAAATTCCCTGAGCCATCTGTTTTCATGACTTGTCCATCAGAACCATCTGCTACGGGTAAAACCCAAGAAACCGCTGTTGTTACATTACCTGCTTTGAATCCAACATAGTTAGATCCATTGTCAGTGTCTTCATAAATTCTTAATTCGCCGGGCCCTGCCGCTGAATTATGAACACCAACGAAACCAGCGTCATCAATAGTTAATAAAATGTTACCATCGTATTGTTTAAATATAATATCTTTTGCGTCAACTTTTGGTTGAATAACTGCATCACTTGAACTATTAGAAATATCAAGAATTGCTGTTCCACCTGATTTGAATGTTAAATTATTTCCAGCAGCATCGAGTACAATATCCGCTGCAGCATCAACTGTAACATTGTTTCCTGCAATGGTTAAATCAGTTCCATCACCTTCTATCTTCTCGCCATCATCACCAAAGGTTAAACCAACATTAGCTGGAATATTGATATCTGTTGTTGCTGTTAAGTTAAGATCAGCACTTGCGCTGATTGTTAAATCTGTTCCGTCACCCTCTATTTTCTCGCCGTCATCTCCGAAAGTAACTCCAATATTTGCTGGTACATTAATATCTCCACTTGAGCCAACACTAATTGAAATGTCTGTTCCATCTGATTCAATTTTTTCATTACCTGAGCCATCTAAAACTATCCCTGTGTTTGCTGCTAAAACAACGTCCGTCGTTGCTGTTAAATTAATTGTATTACCTGTAATCGTTAAATCAGTGCCATCCCCTTCAATTTTTTCTCCGTCGTCACCGAAAGTTAAACCAATATCAGTACCAATGTTTATATCGCCACCAGCACCAACTGTAATTGATAGATCAGTTCCATCGGATTCAAGTTTTTCTGTGCCAGCTAGTAAAAGCCCAGTATTTGCGGCAAGTGCTACATCAGTAGTAGCGGTTAAGTTAATAGTATTTCCTGTGATAGTTAAATCTGTTCCATCACCTTCGATCTTCTCACCATCATCACCGAAAGTTAGACCAATGTTAGCAGGTATATTAATATCTGCTCCTGATGTTATGTGTAAATCTGTTCCATCTCCATAAATGTATTCTCCGCCTTTGTCATAGAAATAAAGTCTACGATCATCGGCCATACGAACAACTTCGCTACCATCATATTGTTGGAAAACTAAATCGTCTGAATCAACACCTAATTTTAAAATCTGAACACCAGAAGTGGTATCCATATCTAATGTTAATTGAGTCGTACCTGCATCTTTGAATTCTATATTTCCGCCGGCAGCATCAAGAACAAGATCGTCCGGTGAATCGATTGTTATATCACCCGTAACTCCTGTAAGGGTGTTCGTTGATATTCCAGTATCAACCATGTTTGGATTTGAAGCATGATCAGCCGTTGCATAAACAATTTTAGTTCCTTTATCAGTCGTTCCAAAAGCTACTGTACTTCCTGATCCAGAAACATATTTAAAGGTAAGAGTGTAAGTACCTGATGTACCATTCATAAGAATGTACATTTGCTGAACATCTAATGGAACGGTTACTGTAGAGTTTCCACTAAGTGTTCCTGTAAATTTTATAATTCTATGGGAAAGAGTTGCACCTGTTGATCCGTCAGAAACAGATAGTGTAGTCGTTGTTGATGAGATAGCTTGCTCAACATAACCACCAGCTAATTGTTCTATAATTTGTAAATTGGTATTGGTAGTTGTTCCCCATGTACCGGCATTTTCGCCGGTTGTCATTAACTCTGTACCAAGACCTGTAAAACTTGATGCCATTAGTCTTTTCCTTTAAGTTCTCGTCTGGATTTTATTTTCCAGATTTTTCTTTGTTGCTCTTCGGGTAATGAATAAAATTTCTTTTGATTCGCTTTATAATCTTTTTTAGTTAAAGCTTTAGAGCCATAAATATCAGAAGCTTCTTGAGCATAATTGGGTCCAGCCCGAGTTTTTTTAATTTTACGATTGATGGCGTCAATACGTTTATCCTGCCATGATTTAAAAGCTTTTCCTAAACCTTTTTTTGCTAATGACTTTACCATATTCCTCCTATGCGCTTCCTACAAATACTTCTACATCAACAGAAGATGTATCTGCTTGTGCTGTAATATCAACCAAATCATTTAAAGATACAGTAATTGCAGAACCTGCTGCATGCATGGTATCAATCACGCCACCGCTATTATCACCTGGATAAATGAACGAGTGACCTGCATCAACTTTAATAGCAAACTCTGTACTGTCTTCGTCTCTAAAAATTAATGTAAGGTGGTTGCTTGAATCTAAATTTGTAATTCTAATGTATCTAACATCGTCTTCATCGAACTGACCTGCTAGATAACTTTTTGATAAATCTGTTGAAGACGCGGTAGCAAAACCTAACAACCCCGTTTCTGTTGTTGAAATCGTAACGATTCTTTTAACAATTTCATCAACACTAGAAATATCTAATGATCGCTCACTATTATAGCTGTTATTGTTTAATGTTATTTCTTCGATTACTTTGACTGTTAGTGTTGCCATATTTTATATCCTTACGGTGTCTGAGCCGGAACGGGTATACGTGGTTCTCCATCTGTATAATCGTCGCGTCTTCTTCGACCTAATTGTTCTCCTCCAAACTTCTGTACTTCCGTTTGGTACTTCTTTTCGTATAGTTGTAGCATATCCATTGGGCCTTTTAAATAGCTAAATGCTTCTACCAAGCAAGCATATAAAAGTCCATTTCCAAAATTTAAACTTAAATAAGTTGTCGTATTTGCTGAGCTTAATCCTAGAGGTCTCGCATTATAATGTAATTTATACATAAAAGCTGAACTAGGAGTAGGCACAATCGTAATTTTTCCTGAAGTCGTAGCTCCAGCTCCTGTGGCTCCGCCAGACATTGCATAATATTTAGGTGTTCCTGTTGTCGTTTCAGCGGCATCATATTCTCTTAAATAGCTAATATCCTTCTTGATCAAGAAACTATTCGCACCCGTCGCAGCCGTCGTTGACGTATAAACTTGA